TGATAAGGACAAAACGGACAGTTCTTCCAAAATTCTTGCGTTTGAATCACTGCGTCAAGTAATGGTAACCCGCTTAGATATTGTCTAAATAATTTCCAGCGATTAAGACGCTCGCTGGTAGAAAGTTTGAACATTAGTTTAGATAAAGCGCTGGAAATTTAATTTGAGTTGTGCTGTTCCACTTGCTACTGAAACTAAAATACTGTCGCTATTTGCTGACAGATTGGCATTTACACTGGTTGCTGTTTCAACATAGTTGTCGTCGTATTGAATCACAGATCCGGTTCTTGTAAAAGAAAAGGTACCAAATCTTACATTTGATCCATTTTTTATTTCATAAATCAAGCTCGATGCTGCGTTGCCTAAGGTACCTAATACAGTCTGAGTCGAAGTGATTGTGTATTGCTGACTTGTTGAGATTTGTAGATTACCAAAGTATACTCCAGAATCTGATGTATTGTTGTTTTTTACAAAGTCGCCTGCTGCAAAATTTTGATTATTACCATTTGAAACTATATAATCGCTTGTAGATTCTATATGATTTCCTATACTACTAAAACCAACACTATCTCCCAAGTGCATTGCAACATTAGATAAATCACTAAACCCAGTTTGAATTACACGAACAGATTCAATAGCTGTTCCAGTCAAACATATTCCATTACCACCATTGGAAATCTGACAACTATCTAGCGTGATTTTTTTTGTTAAACTTGTGGAAGTTAAAATACTTACTAAGTTTGGATAAAAACCAACACCTCTATTGGTAGTAAATTTACTGCTGTAAATTCTCACGTTACTGGCACTGTCAATGACACAAACTGGTGTTGTTACATTGGTATTGGAATTAAAAAAATTCAAACCGCTTATTTCAATGTCTTGCGGAAAAACTGCACCTGATCCTATATTAAGACCAATTTGAAACGAGCTGTCACAAAGATTAATTACAGTAGAATTTCCTTGATTTTGCTTTATGATACTACTACCTATACCGTCACCTACTAAACGGGCGTAAGGAGGTACCAATATTGACGAGGATACTAGATAAGTTCCTCCAGGAAAATATATTGTGCGCCTAGCTCTTGGTTCAGTAGGACTTACAGTTGATCTATAGATTTGTTGTATTGCTCGGTTAATAGCAGCAGTGTCATCGGTTGTACCATCACCTGTCGCGCCAAAATCTTTCACATTCACAAAATCATCAAGTTTTTGTTGATAAGTTCTGATAGTAGGAGAAAGTATGCTGGCTCCTGTTTGAGCAGCATATCCTGCTGCATTACCTACAAAAGTATAGTCTGTAAATTCAATATTTTCTGTAATAGTAGCAATGTCATATTCTGTAAGAATTCTGGTTATGCCTACTGTAGGAGCACCTTCGTCTAATGTTCCGTTACCAATATAAAGTTTTCTAGTATCAATACTCCACCCCAGTTCGGCACTACTTAACTGCGGTAAGTCTTGCTCCAATCCTCTGCGATGTTGAATTCTGCTTATCTGCGTAACGGCCATGCTAAATCCTCAATTATTGTGTATTTAGCTTGTTAGGTAGTACAGCTCAACTCTACGCATCCATTGATCACTCCAGTACTGAAAATCTTGGGGTTCTAGCACAAATTCTTGATATTGAGGTGTTGCGTGTTCATCAGTAGGTCGAGCACACATGAGAATAACACCCGTGTTAATGTCGGTTCCATGTGTGTCGTTGTGAGCTGCCGCATATGCTGCGAGCTGTAGAAAATAATCGTCGATCCATTCGCGTTTTTTAGGTTTATTCGTTTGCTTAAAATCCATAATTGCAGGCTGTCCCTTCCACAGCCCGATACAGTCAGTAGTACCAGCATAAAGCCCAGAATAGTATACAGGCACCTCGCAACCCCAATATTCGCCAACATTACAAAGTCCTTTTAAAATAACTTCAGCAGCCATAAACCACGAGGGTTGTGCAAAAGGATTCGAGGGGAAATTCCCGATATCGTCCTGCTTAACATACCGTTCAAGATACGTATGCATACGTGTGCCGCGGTTAGCAGCTTCTGTGGTAATTTGCTGTGCTCGTTCATGTCCTACACGATTTTTCCACTCTTGAAGTTTCTGTCGGGCCTCTGCAGGTTTTGTACGATCTAGTATTGTTGTAACACTAGGAACTCTGCTACCATCTGGTAATGCATAATGGCGCTTGCCCTCTACGCTTTCTCTTGCAAGAGGGGAATAATCAAATTTTTGTGTGATCATTTAGACTCGAAAACTTTCGCCGCAACCGCAACGGTCACGTTCATTTGGGTTGACGAACTCAAAACCTTCATTGAGTCCTTGACGTTTGTAATCCATTATTAAACCATTTATGTAAGGATGATCTTTACCATTGATCCATACTGTTACATTATGACTTTCGTATTTGAACCAATCTCTTGTTACTGGCGGAACATCTACATATTCTAATTTATAGGCTAGACCCGAACATCCAGTGGTACGGACACCAATCATTATACCCTGGCCGCACCCACGTTTATCTAGCTGCTGTTTTACTTTTTTAGCTGCTAGTTCAGTTAATTGTATCATGTTTTGATTTATAATCTGCTAGAGCTGCTTTAATTGCGTCTTCTGCTAATATTGAACAGTGAATTTTTACAGGTGGTAGTGCAAGTTCTTCGGCGATTTGTGTATTTTTAATTTGGCTTGCCTGTTCTAAAGTTTTACCTTTGACCCATTCTGATACCAGAGACGAACTTGCAATTGCTGAACCACACCCGTATGTTTTAAATTTGGCGTCGGTGATGACATTATCTTCGACTTTGATTTGCAGTTGCAGAACATCTCCGCAGGCGGGTGCTCCTACTAACCCTGTACCCACGCCGGGATCATTTTTGTCCAGTTTACCTACGTTTCTTGGATTTTCGTAATGATCCAAGACTTGACCTGAATAAGCCATTGCATTCTCCTTGGATTGATTATAAACTCGTTAACTACGTTTAGCAAGAGCTGACTTTGCCATAGAATCTATTGTACGCTCAGGCGCAGTCTTTGGTGAAAAATTATTGTTCAAATCGTCTGTTTTTTCATCATCAGCAAAAGGTACTAGATAAACATATTTGACACCCGACGGATCGTCTTTTATATCTTTGATTAAATTTTTTACGTCAGGATTATTTTTGTAAGCTGCTAATAAATTTTCCAAATTAAACTGTTGTTCGCCGGTACCTTGTACCAAATTAATCAAACTGTCAACTCTGATTCTTGGTTGAATATGTGTGTCGTGTGCTCGATTACGTAAAAATTCAAGTGTGGTGAGCAAATTTGCATCACCACGACCGTCTGCTTCGTCCTCAAGAACTTCATCCAAATATCGGTCTAAGTTCTCTACAATAACTTCACGGATACGCATTAACGTTTTTCTCTACCAACAACGTTAGGACCAGCTGCTGCATCTGTTGCAGAAAAATTATCTGCGTCTAAATCACTGGTCATATTGGCATCAGGCATAGGGCCGCTAGGCATAGGGCCACCAGGTGCTGCGCCCATTCCCATTGGTTGAGCTACTTGTTCGCCAGCTAATGCACGAGCTGCATCGTCGGCTGTGCTGCGGGAAGAACTCAACTGTTGTACCATATTAGCCAACAGAGGTTCAACTGCTGCCTTAAATGCATCAGCCTGCTCCATACCAATTTGGTCACGGATGGTATCTAGTAGTGCTGGCATTTGCTCATTTTGCATTTTGCTTACTTCTTCAAGCATGTCCTGGATACTGTCAACCATATCCTTGGCAGCAAGGATAGCTTGGCTCTTGCCCATTTCGCTTTCCATAATAAGCTGTTGCTTGTTCTCTACCATCCAACGATGTAAGCCTTCACGTACCATTAGCAATTCCATGTATTTTGAATTCTTTTCGGCTACGTGTACGCCGTGGCTGTGTCTGATCTTGTCAAGATTTTCTGTTAAACCTTGTGCCAGTACAAAAGCTTTTGGAAAGTTCAAATTATCGTAATCAATCTTGACGCCAAAACGGCTTTCCATTACTTTGTTAATTTTTTTAGCGGAAGGCTTAACGCCCATTTCAGTTAATCTCATAGTGGTGTGTTCCCAAATTTTAAGTATTTAGCCGAATTTAAAGTTTTTTTCAAAATGTTGTAAACAGATCGGCGTTGCATTTTAGCATCACTATATCTATTTAACGCTATTTCAACTTTAAACTCGTTTTTAGTATTTTTTATTGTGTATTTGTAAAATTCAATGTCTTTATCCAACTTGCCCAGCTGCCTGTCTAACTCTAGTAATTCTGCAGCAGCTGAATAGTTTTTCATTGAATTTATACAGTAAAGTATTGCACTGCTCTTAGACACAAAGTCATGTAGTACTTTACCATCCTGCTGTTCTACTCTCCAACAATTGCTGTTCTGCCCTTTGACCTGGTAAGGACCCACTAAAAACCCGTAGTTTCCAACAGGAATAACCACGGGCTTATTTAGATAGTTCTTAAGTTGTTTGTCTGTCCACTCTTTGATATATTGTGTGCTTACTGTCGCAAAAATTTCTTGTGCCTGTACAAATTCATGTTTTTTGTTTGTAGTAGATTTTGCCATCTTCATTTTTTCTAAATAGAACGTCTTTGTTTACCAAATGGTTAGCTACAACCAACTGTCGAGGACTCAGATCCTCTCGTGCTATTCTGCGCCCGCCATCAAATTGTCCCAACATATCAGCTTCTTCGTTGGTTATTGGTAGTCTTATTTTATTTACTAATTCTACAATTTTCATTATTATTTTAAAATAAGTTGTACAAGTACCATTATCAATCCAGTTAACATTGCTACGCCAAATGCAGTCCCGACGGTAATCAATTGCCCGCTACTTTTATTAGTAACCTCAGCAGCTGATTCTGATATTTTTGTTCGTATGATGATGATATGTTCTTCCATCGCGGTCATACGATGTTCTAGTTTATCTAATTTATCTTCCAAGCTTCGGTATCTTTCAGCACATAAATCCACATGCGCTCCGAGGCTGGTTCTTTCGCTTTCTGCCATATCATTCTTTCGTAAAAGTTAGAGGGTTCTGTGTTGTAATCTAGATTGTGTGCCATGAAAAGATGCCTTAATGATGCCAGTGGGTTAGACAGTATTTAAGTTGATACGACCTTTCATAAAACATATGTTTTTTATTGCACCATATGGATAAAAAATTGGAAGCATAAATTTAGCAGTTTCTTCCAGCCCACATATAACGGGTACTTTTGTAAAGGCCTGGTCCAGTCCTGTAACAGGATCATCTTCAACTTGAAAAACGTCCTCGTGGTCAACACCAAAACTAAAAATCCAACATCGCTGTTCGCCATGATACATTTCAGGAAAAACGGTTGTTTCGTCAATTACGACTGTTTTACAGTATGGCCCTTCAATTAACTGAGGTTGAGCTTTGATTCCTATACACTGTAAAACTGTTTCCCAATTACGCTGCTGGTTCCTTGGAATTTCGTCAGCAGTGGTGTGTCGAATAACTCCGGTTGCAGTAATATCAACTAATGTAATGCCAGTATAAAAGTACATGTAGATATTTATAGTCAACAAAAAAGGCAGAACAAGTCTGCCTTTGTTTGTACTAATTTATATTAGATTAGCTAACTACAAAACTTGTACCGTTGGTTACTGTGGCACTGCCTAAGTTAACTGACCCTTTTCTGGTACCAATTGCTTGAATGGCTGTTTGTAATACGCTTGCGTCTGGTGCATTGACACCATCGCAGCACAAGCTGATAGCGCCTGATGTTGGGTGTGCGTAGTAAGCTAGTACTGGTGGGAACACTTGAATAATTGCTTCAAATGCTTCATTGGCTGCATCATCTTCCGATGACAAGTTTACACCTGCAGCGACAACATAAAATACTACACTTTGGCCAACTTCGGTATATTGAATACCGTTTAGTACGCCAGTTAAACCTGCATAGTTGTAGCCTGCGCTACGATCAATTCCGATTGCCATTTTGTTTCTCCTAAAATTTTGCTTTCGCTGTTAATATTTATCCTGGTCAAAAAAAAAGCAGCCCCGGCTGCTTTTTTTGCGATTGTCTAAATCAATTAAGCAATCTTGATACCGCTGGTTGTAGTAACTGCTGCTGCCGACATGTTGATAACACCCTGAGAACCAATGTTAGAACCCAATGCACGAATAGCTGTTTGTAGTTGTAGATCAGATCCCCAACCGCTGCGTTCAACGATACAGCTCAACTGAACGTTGGCAGTGTTATTGTCAACTTGATATGCTAAAATTGTTGCATTTGCAGCAATAGTTTGTAAAATTGTGCTAACTGCACCAGGAACGCCTGCACCACTTGGTGCGCCTAATTCAGCTGCTAGGTTACCAGTAACTGCAAGCAGTTTGATTGCTGAAATTGGACTAGAAATACCTGTATTGATAATTTGTGCATTTGCATTTTTGGTGTAAGCATCACCGACATTGTTGACTACTTGTGAATCGCCGCTTACTCTTGTGACTCCGATTGCCATTTTGTTTCTCCTTAATTATTTGCGTTTAACGCATATAGATATTTATACCAAAGTGCAAAAAATTATAATCTTCCCTGCACATTTGCAGTAGAAAATACTCCACGATTTACTAGCTTTATAAATCCGCTAGGGGTGTTGATGACAAAACCTTCACCTTTTGGTACTCCATTTACATATTGTTCGACACCTTGCACTTGAGGTTCTAGTTGTTCTAAAATAGCCAGTTTTAATGCATAAATTGCCACATAAGCAGCATCCATTGCTTCCATAACTGGACGATTTTCCTCTGCTGCAACAATAGCAAACTGTGGTTTTGTAATGTTATTTGCTAGCCAATTGGCATCCGCTGCTTGTCCGGTGTATTTTCGATTATAGTATGTTTGTAACTTGGCCACTGTTGATTGAGTTAACTTACTTAAAAAATCGTCGCCGTTCAACTGTGCAAATCGTTGTACTGCTGCTTGAGCTGCTCGAACCTGTTGAACCGGCTCTCGAAGTTTGAACCTGTTTCCCATGGTGCCAGTTAATACTGTTATGTATTGATTGGTCTTTGCTAGTCCTCCTGATCCTTGCATGGATGTTTTGCCAACTAGTTCTGTTCCCTTGGTTGTCTTTTCTACATCAGTGCCAATAGTATGCACGGCCAAACCAAACGATCTACCTTGAATTTCTTTCCCAATTGGGCTATCAATTTTTACTCGATACTGAACTCCATAGGGATTGGCTTGAAACACAAAATATCCGTTATCCGTTGATACTGGTTCAGTCCACATAACATCAGCCTGTACAAACCCTTTAAAACCAGCTGGGACTATGCTTGCTACTGCATCGAACATGTTGGCTAATTTTTGACCAACATCCATATTCTTGCCGTTTTGTGCAAAAAAGTTTAGTAAGTCTTGACTAGAAGTTGCTTGCCCGCCAGGCATGGCAATGTAT